TATCCGTCATCAGCAGGCCGTCGCACATCCTGTAAAGGCTGCTGCCGGAAACGATTGTCTGCACCGGTTCCTCATCCCTGTTGATCGGAGTGGAAAAACCGTTGTTCTTCACTTTCCGCACCCGCTCATTGATATCCGCAATACACCGATCCGTCGGAATCCGGTATTTCAGGAGCTTCGCCTGCATACTGTCCGGATCCATCGGCTTGCCATACGGCTCCCGGACATCCCCAAACGGGATCGGCTTAGAATGGAACTCCATAGACAGCTTCGGATATTTCAGGTCTTTCCGATGGGCAATAAAAAAGACGCGCTCCCTTTTCTGAGGCACTCCCATCCTCGCCGCATTAAACAAAAATATCTGCACCGCATAACCGGCATCATCAAACCCCTTCACGATCTGGTTGACCCAGCCCTTGGCATTTCCGATGATGATCCCCTTCACATTCTCCGCAATCACAACCTTCGGCTGCAGCCTCTTTGCTATCGCTATGAAATAAAGGAACAGATCATCCAGCCGCTGCTTTGCCTGTCCTTCCCTGAATACCTTTTCCGTATTCCAGCCTTCTTCCCTTGCTCCGGCTGTGGAAAACACGGAGCAGGGCGGCGAACCGTCCAGCACATCCAAATGGAATAATTCTTCCGGTATCTTCCCATTCGGCAATTTCAGAAAATCCCTGACATCCATAAGAAATGAATGCTTCGGATGATTGTTCTGCTTATAAACCTCCATCATATCAGGATCGATCTCGCAGTTGCCCACGACATCATATCCCGCCAATTTATATCCCATAGAGGACCCGCCGCCGCAGGAAAAACAGGAAAACACGGTATGCCCATGCTTCGGTCTTTTCTCCAGTTCCGACAGGCTCCACTTCCACGGAAACTCAGTTGAACCGGAAACCGCAGTTCGGGCATTCGTATTTGAACTCTTCATCCCCAAACACCTCCGCATCTATTTCCGTGGTACCGGTCAGTTCCTTTTTAGAACCGCCGCTGCCGTCACTGTCTACAGGCAGATCAGCCGCCATGCCAAAAAAGTCGAACCCTTCCAGATCCAGTCCTTCCAGTTCGACCTCCAATTTCATAAGATCCCATGTGGCCTTTTCGCCGGTCTTGTTATCCAGGAACCGGTATTTCTTTTTCTGTTCCTCGGTCAGCCCGTCACAAATCAGACATTCAGCATCATCCATACCAAGAGCCACAAGCGCCTTGTATCTGGTATGGCCTGCGATAATCACATAATTCTCATCTACGATGATCGGCGTAATATAGGAACACTGGCGAATACTTTCCGCAACAGCATTCACCGCCTCATCGTTTTTTCTCGGATTATTCTTATATGGTTCTATATCAGCCAGCATTAATCTCTGAAGCTTCATACCTCGAACACCTCCCCGCAGCACGGACAGGTCATCGTCTTAGGACCTGCCTCTTCCGTTTCTTCATCAGGAAGTGCGACCTTAGGTTGTCCGAAATCATATCCCTGAAAATCCACATCGCATAATTCCGCACTCAGCTTCCTTTGATCCCAGGAAGCCATCTCAGCCGTTTTGTTGTCATACAGACGATACTTTTTCTTCTGCGCTTCCGTCAGATCGGAAACGATGACCACTTCACACTCCTGATACCCCAGCTTCTTCAAAGCTTTATATCTCGTGTGTCCGGCCAGGATCACGCCATCCTCATCAATGATGATCGGTGCGATGTAAGAACACTGCCGGATGCTCTCCGCAACATCGTCCACCACCTCATCATTGATCCTCGGATTATTCTCATACGGCTTTAATTCCGAAAGCCTTTTTCTTATATACTCCATCCAAGTCCTCCTATCCCCGTTTCCGTGCCGACAGCAGATGCTCCATCAGGTCATCGTGAGGATTGGCGCCGCCGTACTCCACGGAACAGTTTTCCTTCACGATCTGATAGATCTGGTACCAGCACTGGTTTACCTGCTTCAAATAATTCTGGCTCATGGTCACATACGGAGAAGTGATCGCCGCCCCTGTGGTCGGATGCTTCGCCAGAAACCCATACTCTGAGATACAGGTCTCACACTGCACCCACCTGGACACCGACATGGCGTACTGCTCGATCAGCTGGGTATTCACCAGCCGGTCACAGCCCCGCTCCTTCAGCCAGAGGAATGTAGACCGGAACACATCCTCCGCGCAGAGATCGATGCCGCTTTTCTGAGCCGCCTTTAAAAACTCCTTCACCGGAGGCACGTCCTCGCCGCTGATCTCTTCCGGCTCCGGCAGCTCAATGACCGATGCCGCCAGCCCGCTGCCGATCTTTTCCGTCAATGCCTTGGATTTCCTTCCGGAACCAACCCTGGCACCGCCGCGCATCGTTCCATCTTTCGCCATGTTCCTCTCACCTCCTCGTCCTCTCCCCACGAAGCAAGCTTCGCGGGAACCCCAGACTTGCAGGGGATAATTCCCCGTTTGATTTCTCGTTTTTGTGCGTGACACCCCCGCACCGTTCCCCGGAGGCTGTTCCCGTGGAGATTTTACCCGCCCCTACCGGGCTTTTCTCCACCGATCTCCCCTCTCGGCGTGCTCACGGGAATGGCACGACTTGCACAACGCGATCAGATTTCTCCGGTCATGAGTGCCGCCTTCACTCAGCGGCAGCTTGTGGTGGATCTCTTCCGTCTCCACAAGAATCCCTCGTTCAAAGCACCTCTCGCAGAAAGGATGCTCTGCCGCATACTTATCCCGGATCCTCTTCCAGGCTCGACCATACTTTCTCTTGGTATTCTTGTCTCTGCCATACTTCTCATAATCGCTGTTCACTTTGCTCTGATGCTCTGGACAATACCGTCCATCCGTCAGGTTGGGACAGCCCGGATAAGCACAGGGCTTCTTTGGTTTTCTCGGCATCTGTCCACCTTCTTTCTTCCACAGAAAAAGCCGCTGCAGATTTTCTCCGCAACGGCCTGTTTTCATTTTTGCCATCTTAACTATATCATACTTCCATACTGCACATCTATAGCATTTACTGCCAACTTTCAGGGATCACGATTTTTTTCAGCGTCTCGTCATGGAGCCGGAACACTTTCCTCATGCTCATGTTCAGCGTTGTAGCGATCTGCTCCCATTTCACCATCCGCAGATACCTCTCTTCCAAAATGATCTGGCATTCTGGATCTTCCACCTGCTTGATACACCGGCGGATCACCTGCTTCAGGTTCAGAAGTTCATTGGCATCCTCCTGGATCTCCCTCTGCAGATCCAGAATCTTCACAATGATGTCCTCTGTTTTGTGGATGTTCCGGTTCGGGCTGCCAGGCATGTCACTCATGGTCGAGGTTGCTTTTATCGCCAATTCATTCAAGGAAGCTACCTGCTCCAGCTTGCTGTTGATCCGCTCATCCATATAATACGCTTTCATCAAAAAGTTCTTAACCGCCGTCTGCTGTTTATCCATAAGCCACCTCCGATTGAAATCCGTAAATAGTTCTCCTCGGATTGCCTCCCTTGATTGACTCTCATTCCTTCACTTCGTCCTGAAGTCTTCGAATCAGATATTCTCCGTCAACGGTTGTCAGCTGACTGTACCAGCCAGAACGGAAAAAACTCTCAACTCTCATGGCTTCATCTATTGTCTCCCGATCCTCCGGCTTCCATTTGATCCGCTTTAGCGCCGCTCGGTAATCCGTGACAGCCTGCAGGATAATGGCGTTCGCCAACCGTTCATAAGGATCCTCTGCCAGGTTCTTAGTTCCCGTCATCTGCTGTCACCTCTGCCTTCACTGCATCAATCAGCCTGGTCTGTGTAGCATCTTTTGCGGATAACGCCTTCATGATCCGCTCATCTACAGTACCTGCTGTCAGGATGTGCTGTACCACCACAGTTCCGGATTCCTGTCCCTGTCTCCAAAGCCTGGCTATCGTCTGCTGATACAGTTCCAAGCTCCATATCATCCCAAACCACACCAGAGTACTCCCGCCGCTCTGCAGATTCAGCCCATGTCCCGCAGAAGCCGGATGTATCAGCCCAACCTCCAGCCTTCCCGCATTCCAATCACAGATACTTTTGTCCGTATCCAGCTTTCCATAACGCACTCCCCGGGCATCCAGTCTTCTGGAAATCCGTATCAGGTCATGCTTATACCAATAGGCCACCAGAAGACTCTTTCCATTCGCTGCTTCAATCATATCCTCCAAGGCATCCAGCTTCCGGTCATGGATCTTCTCTATCCCGCCCGTATCGGAATACACAGCGCCATTTGCCATCTGCGTCAGCTTCCCGGATAAAGAGGCAGCGTTCGCAGCTGTAACCTCTCCACCCGGAAGGCTTACAACCAGATCATGCTTCATCTGCTCATATTTCCTGCACTCATCCTCATCCATGTAGACCATATATTCTGAATTTACCAATTCCGGCATCTTCAGATGGTCCGTTCCCTTCATGGAAATCGTAATATCCGAAATCCGGTTGTAGATTCTCCTGTCTGCCCCCGGCCTTAAACGGTAGCTGTACACAACGGGTCCGTTCATCTGATCCGGCACAAAATAATCCAGCCGGTACTGGCTGATAAATCTTCCCAGGCGTTCCCCCATATCCAGGATCTTGTACTCGGCGAATAAATCCATCAATCCATTGGAAGAAGGCGTCCCGGTCAGCCCCACGATCCGTTTTACCTTCGGCCGCACCTTCATCAATGCCCGAAATCTCTTTGCCTGCCAATTTTTAAAGGATGACAGCTCATCGATCACCACCATGTCATAATCAAAAGGCAGGCCGCTCTTCTCAATCAGCCAAGGGATGTTTTCCCGGTTGATGATATAAATATCTGCATCCACCATAAGGGCTCTCCTCCTCTCTGCCGCTGTACCGACTACTATGGAGTACCTGAGTCCCTTCAGCTGATCCCATTTCTGAATTTCTGTTGACCAGGTATGTTTTGCGACCCTTAACGGCGCTATAATCAGCACCTTCGACACCTCAAAGCGATCAAATATCAGGTCATTCAGAGCCGCCAGCACTATACTGGTCTTGCCCATCCCCATATCCAGCAGAATTGCTGCTATCGGATGTTCCTTTATAAAATTTATCGCATATTTCTGATAATCATGTGGCTTGTATCTCATCTAAAATCCCTCCGATTTTCTCCGGACCATCAAGTACATACACCGAAAATCCAAGTTTCTCCATAAGCCTGTGCCTGGATACCTGTAGCGGCCTTGGCATCTTCCCAGGAGCCTTAACCTCCACAAATCCAAAATGCCTTCCCGGCAGAAGCACGATCCGATCCGGCATTCCGTCAAATCCCGGTGAAACGAACTTGGGACAGATCCCGCCTCTGGCCTTTACGGCCTGAACCAGTTTCTGCTCCACCTGTTTCTCTCTCATAGCTCCTCCATCAATCGAATTTATGGTGCAGGGGGTGCAGGACATTTCTATATTCCCCTTATAGGGATTTTTCTTGAAAAAATTCTCTATACGCGATATAGGTAATAGTCCTGCAACCCCTGCACCTTTTCGTTATTATCATTCAGCAAAGTCTGTGTCTTTGACCTGCAGCC